GCAGAGTTCTTAGATACTCTCGTGCGTGTGGAAGTTCTTGATGATGACCCTTTGGACTAACTAGGGATTCCCTTCACTACCTCATTGCACGAATGAGCCTAGAGACGGGAATTCCTGCACAATCCTTTATAGATATGGATGTGCGAATGTTCAAAACGTATTTAATGGCAATGAAAGACCGGGCAAAGGAGATGAAGGATGGCAACGCAGCTAAAAGGCGCTAGCCAACTTCGCACCGCCCTGCGTAAATTTGAACCGGACTTGGCCAAAGAATTACAAGATGAGATGGCTGCTTTCCTAAAGCCTATTGTTAAGAAGGCACGCGGATACGTTCCATCGGACTTTACTCCATCGCATTGGCGAGGCGAGACAAAAACAGGCAAGTGGCCTATCTATAACGCAACTTTGATGCGTAGAGGTATTGGCTATAAGACCACACCATCTAAGCCAAATAGACGTGGCTTCTCTTACGCAGCTTCTATCGCTAACAAGACTGCTTCAGGCGCTATCTTTGAAACCGCTGGCCGTAAGAACCCAGAAGGTATGCAAAAAGCCCCTAAAGGCACTCCAAGAACTAACAAGAACTTTAGCCATTCAAATAACCCAAGAGCCGGTGCTCAATTCATTAGAGCATTAGAAAACGCAAGCCCTATTGCTCAAGGCAACATCCGCACAGGATCAGGCAGACGAGGCCGTTACATGAAAGGCCGCTTAATCTATCGTGCATGGGCTGAAGATGGCGGTAAGACCAACGCAGCAGTTATTAAGGCCATTGAAGGCGCAGCCAATAAGTTTAGGGCGAGAGTAGGTTAATCATGGCAACAACAGACTTAATGATTGGGATTGGCGCTGAATATAAGGGCAAAGCAGCCTTTGGCAAAGCCAACAAAGATATTTTTGGACTTCAAGCAGGAGTCAAGTCGCTCGCTAAAGCCTATATTGGCTTGGCTGGAGCGCAAAAGGCTTTCCGTTATGCCACACAATCCGTTAAGGCTTTTGCTGAGGATGACGCAGCAATCCAGAAATTATCTAGAACCCTTGACAATTTAGGCCTTGCTTATGAACAAACAAACGTAGAAGAATTTATTGGTGGACTTGAAAGAACTTACCACGTTGCTGATGATCTACTACGCCCGGCCTTCTCAAAACTTGTTCAGGTAACCCAGTCTTACACTAAGTCTAAAGAACTTTTAACAGCAGCCTTAAACGCATCAGCTGGTGCTGGTGTTGATTTATCTACTACTGTTTCAGATTTATCACAAGCCTACGTTGGCAACCTTAAAGGCTTAAAGAAATACAATCTTGGACTTACAAACGCTGAATTAGCCACTATGTCCTTCGAGCAGATATTGGGCAAGTTAAATAGCACCTTTTCTGGTCAGGCATCACTAGCTGCTGACACCTACGCTGGCAAGTTAAACGCTTTGACTATTGCCTCAGGTAACGCTCAAGAAATTATTGGCGGCGGTTTAGTTGATGCTATTAGCACAGCCTTTGGCAATGGCGATATTGAAAAGGCAACAAAGAACATAGAAGCAATGGCTGGTGGTATAGCCGAGATAGTCCGAGGGCTTGGCGATGTCGCTCGTCTTAGCGGCTTCAATCTTCTATCGAATGTCTTTGGTGCATTAGCCAACAAGCGCAACGCTTTGGCAACTAAGGACAGAATCTACGACCCACGATCAGGCAACATGCCGGATATGTCCCCTGCGGCCATGAAGATTATCTTGGCACGTAAGAAGGCTGACGCAGATGCCGCTAAACGCCAAAAGGAATTGGCAGCCCTAGCACAGAAGCAAGTTAAGGCACTCAAAGAACAAACAGCCTTAACAAAGGCTAAAGCCGTTCTTGACAAGTCTTCAGCAGTAATGAACATGGATTTAATTCAGAATACAGCTGCACTTATGGGCAAGGTAACAGCCGATGAAACCCTACGCCTTAAGTTGCAACAGGCAATCCTTCTTGGCAATACAGAAGAAGCAGGCAACCTAGCACAGCAGTTACTAGCCTCTCAGATTGCAGCAATGAAGTTATCTTCAAGTAATCCTTTAGGTGGCTTCACAGACTCACTCATGGCTGCTCTTAAGGCTTTACAGCAACTAAGAAAAGAACTTGAATTGCTTGGCGCACCTAAAGTGCCAATTCCTTTAATAACTCCACCACCTACCATGCCTACATCCGTTGCAAGCAGCGGCACAGGCGCACCATTCACAACTACAAACAATGGTCAAACTATCTATACACCGTTTGACACAGGCACAAGTAAGCAGACTGTGAACGTGAACCTCAACTTAAACCCAGATGCGGCTAAGTTATTCATTACCGATGTGATTGTTGGAAACTCAGCCAACGGTAACTCTAACCAATTAACCCGTGTAACTACTCCCTGGCAGACTTGATAGATGAGTTATCCGGTAGTAGTAGGCGTAACCTTTGACTTTAGCAATGGGCCGATATTTGGCTATCCATTTACTATTGGAGACCCTGCACACGGCGTATTAGGCGTAAACGTATTGGCAGATGCCGCAGCTGATATTGTGGACATATCTGACCAAGTAGGCAAGATAAGCATCAGACGTGGCTATAACCTTATACAAGAGCAGTTTCAATCTGGCACAGCCACTATCCGGGTTTATGATCCTACAGGCGCATGGAATCCACAGAACCCTGCTTCGCCTTACTTTGGCAAGTTAATACCGTTACGCAAGATACGCGTATCAGGCGATGGGGTATATCTATTCTCAGGCTACACAACAGGCTATAACTACACCTACCCTAAAGACCAAGAAATTGGCTTTGTAGATATTGAATGTGCAGATGCTTTCCGTCTGCTCTCAATGGCTAACGTAACTACCGTGTCTGGCACTAGCGCAGGGCAGACCACAGGCGCACGCATAGATGACATTCTCGATGCAGTATCTTGGCCAACATCCATGCGTAGCATTGATACAGGCGATTCAACAGTCCAAGCAGACCCAGGCTCAACCCGGACTTCTCTCAATGCCATTAAGAACGTAGAATTCTCAGAGCAGGGCGCGTTCTATATTGCCCCAAGCGGTAACACAGAGTTTCGCGAGCGCAGCTACATCATTTCTAAGTCTGGCCAGAACCCGACATCTTTTGCCAATGACGGCACAGGCATCAGCTACACAAACGTAGTCTTTGCCTTCGATGACAAGTTAATCATCAATCAGGCAAGCATGACACGCACAGGCGGCACACTTCAATACGCCTACAATGACGCTTCAATCATCAAGTATTTCCCACACTCAATTAACTATTCAGACCTAGTTGTGCAGACTGACGCTGAGGCTTTGAACATAGCCCGGACTTATGTCGCTACTCGTCAGGAAACCACAATCCGGATAGACGCTATGACCCTTGATCTAAACACTCCAGACTACGCAGCAGGCATCACAGCAGCCTTAAACCTAGATTTCTTTGACACAGTAGCAATCAAGAACGTGGCGCAAGACGGCACTACGATTGAGAAGACTTTGCAATGTATGGGTATCCAGCACGACATAACACCAAATACTTGGAATACCACCTTTGTAACATCAGAGCCAATAGTGGATGGTTTCATCATAGGCAGTTCTTTATACGGTATAATCGGCACGTCAGTAATGACATACTAAGGAGTAAGATATGGCAACAGGATTTCCAGCAAGCACAGGAGATGTTCTCTCAGCTGCAATGTTTAACGGGCTTGTAACCTTTACAGTAGATGCAGATTCAACAGCGGCTACCTATACAGCTGTTTTAGATGACGCTTATCAGGTTTTAGTGCCTATTAACAGCGCAACAGCAACTGCATTTAAGATACCTACTAATGCTTCAGTGGCTTTCCCAGTAGGAACTGCCATTACAGTGTTAAATAAAGGTGCTGGACTTTGCACAATTAGCGCAACTACATCTGGCACAACCACAGTTTTATCAGCAGGAACAGTAGCCGCATCTCCTACCCTTGGACAATACAAGACCGCTGTTTGCATTAAAACTGCAACAGACACTTGGTATGTAGTTGGTGCTATCGCCTAATGATAGGAAATTGTGTAGGGGGTTTTGTTGGCATACCACCGACTCCTGGAATAACAGGCGGCAATGAAGTCAAAACAGTTGGTTCTTATCGCTACCATTTTTTTACAGGTAATGGAAATTTAGTAGTTGTTGGAAGCAAAACTATTGAAATTACTGGACTTGGTGGCGGTGGCGCAGGTGGTTACAACAACGGCGGTGGCGGTGGCGGTGGTGAATTAGATATTTGGACAAGTCTTGCTGCTACTACAAACACTTATGCAATAGTTATTGGCGCAGGTGGTGCAACTACAACTGGATCAGGTCAAAGAAACTCAGGCGGCACTTCAACATTTAACTCAACAACAGTTAGTTCACTTGGCGGTGGTGGTGGTGGTAGTGGCGGTGCCAATAATGGTTTGAATGGTGGTTCCGGTGGTGGCGCTCGCGAAACTGGCACAGCTGGCACAGCAAGCGGTAGCAATACATTTGCAGGTGGGGCAGGAGCTGCTGCAACTGGACACGGCGGTGGCGGTGCAACTGCTGTTGGTGGCGCAGGTGTAGCAGGCACTAGAGGTGGTAACGGTGGCGCAGGTTACACATTAACAACTATTGATAGTAATTTAACAGCAGCTAATTTCACAACATTAACAGGCATGACAGTAGTTAATTCAGGCGGTGGCGGTGGATGGGATAGCGGCACAGGTGGCACAGGTGGCACAGGAGCAGGCAACGGTGGAAGCACTAGCACAGCTGGCACAGCAGGGGTTTCCTTTGGATCAGGCGGTGGCGGTGGTGCTTTTGTTGCTAACGGCGGCGCAGGTAAAGATGGTTTAGTTATTGTGAGGTATTTAGTATGAAGCATTTTGCATTACTAAACGAAGATCATTTAGTCATAAACATTTCAGTAGCGGATGACAACTGGGATTCAACTGGTTGGCTTCAATACAATGGTGAAAATTGTGGTATTGGTTTTACTTATGATAAAGCCGAAAACATATTCATTGCACCACAACCCTATCCATCTTGGATTAGAGAAGGTTCATATTGGTATGCGCCAATTCCACACCCAAATGACGGCAAAAATTACAACTGGAATGAATCAACACAAAGTTGGGATTTAGATGAAGCCGCGCCTAAGTAAAAGTGTAATTCAACTTCGAGAGCAAATTGACGACACCTATCCGCTACGTGACCGTAGAACTGACGGTACCGTGGGTGACGCAAAACATGACAGTAAATCAGATCATACGCCTGATGCTTTGGGCTGGGTACGCGCCCTGGATGTGGATGCCGATCTCACAAAACACAAATCTGAAAGTATCTACCTTGCGAATCAGATTCGTCTCTATGCAAAGTCTGACCCTGCTAAACGCATTAGTTATGTCATACATAACCACAAGATTGCCAGCCGTATCCTCAACTGGAAGTGGCGTAAATACTCAGGCAGTAACCCACACACCAGCCATATCCACATCTCCTTCAATAAAGGTAAGGCTGATACGGATGGTTCTTTTTTTGAAATACCTATGCTAGGGGGCACTAAATGAAAAATCCTTATTTCCTAATGTCTGGTGCGTTCTTGTCTGCTTGGGCAGCAAGTAACTTTGCAGCTGATTACCGCGCCGTTCTATGGGCAATCCTGGCTGGAGTCTTTGGATATGCGACACCTAAGAAATGACAATCTCTAGCACTCAATACAGTCTTACAACCACACGTTCAATCATTGTGGCCAATGACCAAGCAGCTGAGGAAGTTCACATACATGCTACTT